GTATTGTTGGAGGTACTGGTGCTAGAGGTGGCAACGGTGGCCCTGGTCGAACAGTGCCTCTGGGCAAAACAGGTAGATCTTACACACTGGCTGGTGGTGGTGGCGGTGCTTCTGGATATTATCAGCCTGGACCATATGCCGGTCAGGGCCAAGCAGGTGGTGGTGACGGAGCGACTGGTAGCGGTCCAGAAATTGAATTTACCAAAGCACAGTTATATACAATTTGGGTTCCTCGTGGAGTGACCTCTATGAGCTTTGAAGGAGTTGGAGCTGGGGGTGGTGGCGGTACTGACTCTGTGCGAGGAGCAGGTGGCGGTGGCAGCGGTGCTTCGTTAGCACGTACCTCGTATGCTGTGACTCCTGGACAACAAATTGACATCATAGTGGGTCCTGGCGGTGCCAGTGGAACTCCTGGTGGCAACACACGAATTAAGTTTTATGCTAAAGATAGTGTGCCTGAATCTAATGTAACGTTGCAAGGTGGTAGCACAGGTGCAAACACAGGCACAACACCGCTAGGTGGCAATGGTGGATCACCAAATGGTCAAACCGGGGGTAACGGTGGCCAAGGTGACAGTCCAAACTTTCAATCTGGTTCAGGCGCATCATCGCCATATGGCGAAGGTGGATCTGCTGTTACAGTCACTAACAAAACCGAAAAACCTGGAGCAGGTGGTCGAGGAGCTGGTGGTGGCGGTGGGCGAAATGGCGTGCCAGGCGGCCGTGGCGGTGATGGTTATGTTTCAGTGTCGTGGGCCGGTAGTGCTCCTATTGATGCACAGCCTAACACTGGCAGTGGTGGCGGCGGTGATTTTGGTGGTAATGGGGCGGGTGGATCTGGCTTTGTAGCAATTGCCTATCCCGGAGCTCCAATTTACACACACCTAGTTGATAGACGTCCTGTGCCTCCTATACAACAAAATGGTTATACTATCCACGAATTTAGAACATCTGGAGAATTAGTATTTGAGCCTGAATCACCCGAAGGCGCATTCTATAGAGGCTCAGATGTTACACCAGCTGGCACTGACAAACCATTTTATATACCTGGAGTAGCCTACGGTGGTGTTGGAAACAACAATACAGATGTGTTCCCTGTTAGATCCAGTAGCTATAACGATTTCCTGAACACCTATGGTGTCTGGAATGGAGATCCAGCATCTAGCACTTTTGACAGAACATATAGTGTTTACATTGCCAAAGAAGCTAGCTACCAAATTCAAGCAGCAGCCGACAATGGTGCTCAAGTGTTTATTGATGGCGGAATAGTAATTGACATGACTCCAGCCAACAGAGACAACGGTAGTTATTGGCAGAAAAACACAGCAACAAATGTAAAGAAACTCAGCGTTGGCATGCACACGTTGAAGATTTCAGCTACTAATTTGAATCTTCAAGGTGCATTTGGTATGACCATAGTGGAAGCTGGTACCCAGAACTTTGCGTTTAACTCACGTCGTCCCCCAGTGCCTTCTGGTAGCCCACAAGGCGGTGATGGTTTATGCGTGCTAGAATTTGACGGTGGTGAGGGTACTGCCAAGATCAAAGAGAACAATGCCTGGAAACAAATCATAGGACAATGGGTGAAAATTGACGGTGCCTGGAAGAAAATCATTGGATCAGCCACCAAAGTCAATGGCACTTGGCAATCACTGTTTGGTGCTGCGCCAATTGCTGTGTCAATAGATCCCAACAACTTTGGTGGACCACCTGCTCCATCTATACCAGTAGCTCCACAACCTGAACCGGATACCGGAGGCGGTGGCGGAGGTGGTGGTTGCAAGATTATATGCACTGTGTTGCACGATCTTGGATTGCTGTCAGATCAGATCTATGCTGCGGATGAACAATTTGGTGAACTGTTGAGATCCACTGACCCAGCAGCCTATTATGGTTATGTAAAATGGGCCAGCGTAGTAGTAGATTGGATGGAAGGGTCTGGTCCACAGTGTATGTTCTGGATACGCGATCCTGAACAAAGATCTAGAAAGCAGCGTGAAATGGCCATACGTTGGGCTCATAGAATTGCTACACCATGGGCACAACACATGGCCTACAAGATGGGAGCTGCGCCAGAAGATAGTCGTGCCGGACGCTGGATTATGAACACTGGTTTGGCTATCAGCAGAGCAATTGGCAAAGTAACAGGTACCAAAGAGCCCAGTAAGTCAGTAACACTTGGCTATGCAATGTGGACAGTGTTTGCTGTGTTCTGGTTGTTGGCAGGAGTAAAAGGACAGTAATGGGAATCAGTATCCAGGAGTTTTTAGCAGGTCGTGAACCTTGTGAAGTGTGCGACTCTACGGGCGATCAACATCATTGTATCACAGAGTTGTTGAGTCGTCAAGACAGTTGCATACTTTTCAATGCCATGGGATTGAATCAAACCGAGCAAATTTTAAACGACACAGCACTATTACAAGAGTTACGATCTGTAATAGATCCTAATCAAGTGTTAGACTATTATATGCGTAGTCAACAAATCACACAAGACATCAACAGCCGACCCAACAGTATAGATATTTGGAATCATATCTATAATCAATATCTTACACCAGTTATCACACGTCTGAGATCACGAGATCGACAAGGAACGTTTGACGAAATCATGCAAGTGGTTACAGAGCTAGAAAGAAGTTATGGTGTTAAACACTAAAACTTGATCCACAGCCGCATGTGGTTTGCGCATTGGGATTTTTTATAGTAAAACTTGATCCGTGAATATCTTCAACGTAGTCAATGTCGGCGCCTTGTAGGTACTGTGCGCTCATGGAATCAACAACAAACTTTATTCCTTGAATATCAAGATCAAAGTCATCGTCGTTTTTGAGTTCATCAAAGGTGAACCCATATTGAAATCCCGAGCAGCCACCGCCTTGTACAAACACACGTAGCTTTAAATCTGGATTGCCTTCTTCTTGAATAAGCTCTCGCACCTTTTGTACACAATTATCTGTTACGTTTAACATAGATTTTTACTCCTTAAAATTTGCCTAGCCTTGTTGATATTGTCAAAATTCACTGTGCAATGATCACTAAACAATCCTGCTGTGCCTTTTACTTGTCCTTGTATGCCACGATCACATACCACGTTGTAATCAATATTTAAATCATTTAATGTTTCTATCTCATTAAACACAAATCTTTTTTGTATTTTGGTTTCCAAAGGTGCCAAATACAACTGCCAATTGCCTAGTAACTCATATTCGCTGAACCAGCGTAACAAGTGGTGTTTGCCAAATGCTTCCAACGGCACATGTTGTAACAACGTGGTCCAATCGCCGCCTGATGTTTGTTTTATTCTTTCAGCACAACTTGTCCATGTAGTTTTAGACACAGGCATGAACTCTGTGACAAAACTATCCTGTGTTTGCCTTGGGATGCCAAGCACATTCTCTAGCGTTTGATAGTATCCTGTGTAATGAAATTGATTAGGCAGCACAAAATAACACAGTTGACCGTGCTGATAGTAAACGTAGGGCTCTATGCAAAAGGTATCTGGATCTTGTATTAAAAAATATTCACTAGACAAACTGTCAAGAGCAGCCAGTTTTAATGCTTGTTGCTGCAACCAGCCTGCTCTTAGATTGCGCTGGTCTTGCCAATGTTGTATGTCCGGATATTGTGCAATGAATTCACTGTCATTATAAACACAAAAATTCAATGTAGGAAACAATTTACCAATGATGTCAGTGACCTGTACAGCGTGCAATGGAGTTATTATAACTGATAGATCAGGAGCAGGATCTAGATAGTGATCGTAATACAGACTCAAAAGCAAGTTGCCTAACCTCTGAGGCCCAACAGTGATGATCCTGGTGATCACAGTCTTTCGTTGATTACATCCCAGTTAATGATGCGCCAGATGTTGTCAAGATAACGTTCTTTGTCGCTTTGATAATCAAGTGCCCAGGCATGTTCCCACCAGTCTACCAAGATGGCAATGTCCGTGCGGACTTGGTGGTTGGGAATAGTTTTGATTTCGCCCTGAGTGGAGAGATACACCCAGCCTGAGCCCTGTATAGCCATTGCTTTTTCTTTGAATTGATCTTTGAAATCTTCATAGGTCTTGAACTTTTCTTCTATTAGTGTGGCAATCGCGCCTCGGGGACGGTTGGCTGCTTTTGGTTCTCGGAACTGAGGGAAGAATCGATTATGTAAGTAACTACCAGCACGATTAAAATTAGCATTGCCTTCCCCGGCGTTATATCGTTTTGCATATCCTTTGGCCAAACTTTCATAATGGTAGTCAAGTGTAGCTTGACTCATGACTGGCTCCAATGCTTTGCTGTTGTAAGGCAATGGCGTTGTTTCCAGTTTTGCAGGCCTAGTACTGGCTTCCAACAGTTCCAGGGTTTGTCTTAATTCCGGCGCGGTGTTCATATACCTATTTATCGACGTCTGACTATACGGCCTCGGCTGACATCATAAGGGCTGAACTCAATTTCCACTCTATCGCCCAGCAACACTTTGATATTGTGCTGGCGCATCTTGCCCGAAATCACACCCATTACCACTTGCCCGGAGGTTTCCAGTTTCACGCGAAATGTCGCGTTGGGCAAGACGTCAACTACCTGCCCCTCCATACTAAATGCTTCTTCCTTAGCCAATGTTAAACTCTATCTTTTTTACACGATCCCACCTGAAACTGCGCCACGCAGCTTGGTCAATGTCCCAAACTGCACAGACTTCGTTGTTGACTTTTTTGGGTTTGTCAACTGTTTCAGTGACCACGGAGCTACTTGCAGGATCTTTAAAGACAGCTCCAAACGTACTATTTAACGTACAATTCATGGCTCTAATAGAACCATCAGCCTTGGCAAATTCCACTAAAACTCTGCCATCTAACAACAGACCCTTTAGGAACTGTCTAAAAGCTTCGCGTTCAGGTTCAGCGGCTTCTGTATAATAGTTACCAGGTTTACCTTGCAATCTATTCCACATTGATTGTTGTTCAAAATTCATTTAAGCCTCTAGTTCAATTAGTTTAGGAGTATGTCCAGTGGCCCGAGCTTCGTGCCCAATATAGCCACGTGGATTGCATACCACACGAGTTGATCCAATGGTGTAATCAAAATCATCGTGCATGTGACCATGCGTCCAAAGCTGAATTTCTGGATAGTCTAGCATTATGTTGCTGAGGTCTGTAGCATAGCAGCCATTCATTTGATAGTCATGTTTGTACTTGTCATGAATACTAAGTGTACTAGGAGCATGATGTCCTACCACAACTACATGATTGTTATTGATGTTTTGCGCACGACGTTGATCTAGTGTGGCTTGCAACCATTTTACAGTGCTGTCATGCTCATTAACTGCGTCCATGGGCAGAAATTTCCAGTTACCTGTGCTTTTTCCTTTTACACTGTGCTTAACTGCTTGGAAGTCTCGCATCATGTATTCAGCTGATCGTAAAGTCAGCGGATCTCTGCGATTAAAGTCAGTCCAGAAAGTACTGCCAAGAAAAGTATATCCGTGCAATTCCACGCTGCTTTGATTTAAAAAATGTATGTTGCGCAGATTTAGTCGATCCAGCATGTCGGCAATGATTACATGACTCTGGCTGTAGTCACCATGATAATGTTCATGATTGCCCATGACATAAACAATATCTGGATAGCAATCACTAGCCCTACGGAAAAACTCTGTATAGATCTTGCCACGCTTAACACGGTCAAACCCTGCATTGGGCACGGCATCCCAGCCACCTGTCAAACGACTCTCAGCACGAATGTCCTCTGCAACACAGATATCTCCGCTGAGAATCAACACATCAGCATTGTTTGTGTTTGCGATATTGTAATCACCAAACTCAAGATGTACATCACTGGTTAAATCAATTTTCATTATAATCCTTGGGCACATAAGCAGGCCAACCTATTAGGAACAACAGTCTATCCTGCTCATCTTGAAATTTAAAATCCATGAAGTCTACGTTGGCTGAAGTCATGTATCTATCGCCAGGCAATCCAAATACTTCCACACATCTGGCTAGTATTTCGTTCCAGCGTTCGTTGTAATTATAGTTGATCCGAGCTATGTACATTATCTGCGCATACGTGCAATGTCTTTGGCATCATCGTCAGTGAATATGGGCACAGCATTGCTCTTGTGCATGGTGCCAATGCCCATGACCTTGGTGCCAGTGTACTTTTGAGGTGCCTTGGTAGTTACTGCACCTTTCACGCCAGTGTCAACACTGGGCAGACGCTCAGTGTCACGACCTCTATGATTGAGGCTGTAACCTTTCAGCGGCTTGAATGCTGTGCGTGGCATACGCGGATCAGCTGGTACATGTTTGGCAGAAAAATTAGGAGCAAGTTTTGCCCACTCAGTCTGCTTCACATCCCACTCAGCCTTGAGTTCGCGTTCTCGGCGTGCAGCATCTGCATTTTGATATCGACGTTTGCTGCGGCGCTTGCCTGTAGTGGTAAGCCAAGGACCTTCAAGATGCATGCTCATCAACGGTCTCCAAAGTAGTACATCATACCGTTATTATAACATGCTGTGATTTATTGGTCAATTGGATTTTTTATGCTCTAGATCTTGGATACTGTGCTCAATTGCTGAGCAAAGTTGTCTAGCAGTTGCACGATCCATAATAAAATCGCCCTGCCGTGTGGCATGTCCAGTAAACAGCACACGCCAGGCTTCCAGGATTCTGTTGTATCCAGACTTCCAAAAAGGCACATAGATATCTTTGTAGAAAGTAACTGTGATGTCATCGCAGTCTAGCTCGGGCACAACTTCAACCCAAACGTCAAGATCATGTTGGTTGCTATGGCAGTCACATGCTACCCTAAATGCGTGAGCGTCTTTCCATTCGCCGGTACGCATGATATTTTTTACAGGTTGAGAAAGTGTATCCATGCAAAGATGATAACTGAAAAAACGTGACCTGTCAACCTAGGTTTATCGGAAAAAGATCATGGCCATAAACAAGCTTTGCAGCATAAATCCTACCGATATCACAATGGCAATAAGATGATTCCGGACCACCAAACTTTGACAGAACATTGCTATCAAGCCTGCCCATACCAATACTACCATGTCAAGCATTGGCATGCGATCAGTCCATGCCATCATTACACTGATCAAACTAGGTATTGTGGTGGCATGTAGCAATATCACTGTGAGCAGTTGCAGCGCAGTGGAACTAATGTGGGGTGTATGCTCGCGCAACCACTGAAGTCCTTGTTCTGCATTGAACTGTAAATTGATAGTTTTGAGTTGGTCCAGAATTTTCATCATGTCGCCTGTTTCTTAGGGTTGTAAAAGATGTGCCTGCCAATTTTGATAATTGGTTGGTGCGGCCATCGTGGGTTCACGTAGTCGGCATGATAGTACATGGCATTTTTTAGGCTAGGTAGTCTGAAACCTTCCAAAAGAACTTTCTTGGCAGCTTCACGGCTTTCATCCCACATCGCACGATTGATCGGACGATTCTGCTCACTTCCATCACATAGCCAACTAAATTGACAAACTACAGTAGAGTGGAATACAGTTTTTTGAGAAATAACCTGACAGACATCGTTGGGGAACAACCCACTGGCTGCTCGATTCATTACTACCTGTGCCACAGCGATTTTTCCTTCTGCCGGTTCAAACGCGGCTTCATAGTAAACATTTCTGGTCATGCAATTCAACCTGCGATCGATGTCAGAAACCGAAGTCCTATGAAGGTTCTCGCTGCTATTTATATCCTTGTACTTGATATCAACTGCCCACTTGACTATGTTGAATGAAATCAACAGAGCCAAGGCAAACAGTGCGGTTCGTATAATTGTAGCCATATCTAAATCTCCCTTTGGGGATACCCACAATCCTGATCGTTTCTTGCTTTTCTCAGTCATAAGCATCCTTGAAAGTTTTTCATGGTAGTTTTATATATGGTGCAGATACAGTATGATATACGTAGATAAAACTAAAAGCAGTATATTACTATATTATTGTTTATTTGTCAAATCTGCACACCGGAATTGGACGCATTTTATGCAGATTACGGCGCCGTAATTGGCGATATCTCTGCAATTTTACCTGGTCCGATTCGGAAACTGATTTACGGATTTTCCTTTTGGGCTGTTGATCTAGAGCCATCATGCGCTCTAGATCGGCATAAGTCATGCCAAGTTGATCCTGATCAGTGCGGCCATCTGCCCAAAGTCCATCAGTGGGTTCGGCCTCGATAATTTCACATAAAACGCCCAGTTCGCGTCCCATGTCCCATACTTCGGTTTTGAGACAGTCAGCTATAGGGCTGATGTCTACTCCACCGTCACCATATTTGGTGAAAAATCCTACTCCAAAATCTTCTACGCGGTTTCCTGTGCCCACCACGATGCCTGATTTTGATTGTGCTATCTGATACAAAGTCATCATACGTAATCTTGATCTACTGTTGGCATACGCCAGCTCATTGTTAAACAGCAGTGTGTCAGTTTCAAACTGTTTGAAAGTGGGCGTGAGATCAAGAGTGTAATGAACAACGTTGTCAAAATTGTTATCCAGCCATTCACCATGCTTCAGGCTGAGACTGTGAGTGTGTTGGCTTTGAAGAATAGGCATACTCACAGCAATGGTGGAGATTCCGGTGTGTGCGCACAATGTGGATACCACTGCTGAATCAATGCCTCCGGATACTCCCACAACCAACGACTCAACATGATGCTTTTCGGCGTAGGTCTTGATCCAGTCAACAATGATTTTGATGCGTTTTTTTGCTTTCAAAGTTCAGCCTTTTTTGATTGGTTGTTTGAGTTTGCTAAAAGTTTGCAGTTTTTCTTCTATGCGTTTTTTAACACGGCGATATTTATTGCCAGCTTCACGCAGTTCTTTCCAGTCGTTTTCCATGGCCTCGTCGCAATCTAGCAATCCAAGTTGAGTCTCAATACGTTCCAGAGTTTTCATAACACTTTTACCGTTGATCTCAAGATCTTCTGCATTGATCCTGGCTATGTTCATGTTTTGGGACCAGTTATAACTAGTGCCTGTGGTAGCACCTGTTGTAGCCCAAACTTGTTGATGGCCTGCTGACAGATTACCACTGCCGCTACCACCGGATCCACCATAAGTAATACCTCCACTGCCACCACCACCGCCCCCTAGTATCGTTCCTTGTGTGAGTTGACTTAGATCTATACTGGTTATCTGACTGGTGGTCAATGATGGAATCTGCATGGTTGTAAGATCTTGCCAAGATATAGAATCTGTTTGCCACATTGTTGAAAATGTATTAGCCTGTGGCTCTTTAGGCGCAGTATAGTTATTCAGTGCCTGGCGAAGTTCTTCTAGCTTTGTTTCTTGAGTGTCCATGTTCCATCCTTGTTGTCTATCCATTCAACAATGTCTCCCTCGCGCCAGCCTAGTTTTTCACAGAGTTCTTCGCCAAGTTCAATCATTACACCCTCAGGATCGTCGGGGTCTTCAATTAAAGTTCTAATAAATCTTTGTTCGCTGTCTGGATACATTCTATCACACTTCCCATACATAGGGTCCAGATTTTGGTACTGCAAAATTCAAATAGGTTTCAATTTTTTCTAGATCATGTCGCGACTTTAAACTTACCAGTTCATTGGCAAAGTGCAGCTCAACCCCAAGGTCCAATGCCAGGTTCAGCAATTCCAAACGTCGTGTGATGTCATCGGTCAAACAGTACATACTACAAAGCACAATACCATCAGGCTTTTCGCGTATGTACCATTCAAGCCCTGGTTGCCAATCCATGTGTTCATTTTCAAACTCATAACTGGTGTAGGCTATTTTGTTTTTCACACAGT